GTCTACAAGATCGTAGACATTGTTGCTTATACCGTCTATCAAAACTTTTCGGTTGTCTTTAGGCTCCATACCAAGACGACGAAGACCAATAGGATTGGCATAAAACTCACCAAAGTCGCTTAGACCCCACCCGTCTTTGCCCAGACGAGCGTCCAGAACAGCCTTGGCCTCTTTTGGATTATCTTTGGCCAATGCAAGATCAAAGCGAAGACCAGCATTGTCCACGCTTGATCTCATGTCGTACTCTTCCGAAACATCATAGGCTACGCCCTTGCCGAATGCTACGGACGGAAGAGCCTTGGCAATTAAGTTTTCTGCCTCGGTGTCAGACAATCCAGCAGGAAGTTGGACTTCCATACCGTTGTAGAGCGTATAGATTTCACGTTCTGCCAATGTTGTATTCCTTTATTGCGCTGGGCGTCTTGCGGAAACCAGACCAGATGGTGCATCTGGTGAAAAGCGAGATGGGTCTATTCCTTGAGCTTCTAGTATTTTAGTAGTCGTTCTTAGATTGCCGCCCAATACACCTTTAAGGCGTTGAAGCTGGGCTTCTACTTTCGGGTTAGACACAAACCACCCATCAGCGGCCAAGATATTATTCAACTGGTCGTAGTCCCCTTGAGATATCTGTCCCTGAGACACGCCCATCTGTAGCCCGGTTATGATTTGACTTTTGATAGACCTAGCCGTAGCTGCCCCAGACTCGCCTCCAGCCCCAAACAATGCGCCAATAGCGTTAACACCTTCTTCTAGCTTGGCTCCAACACCGCCAATACTTTTATTACTGAGCAACTCTAAGTACGTGTTGATAGAGTCCAAGCTCTGCTTTGTTGCAGAGGCTTTTTCGATGCTTTTGATCATCGGTCCTTTAAATTCCTTGGGACCAGACTGTTTAATCTGCTCCGCAAGTATCTTAGCTTGTCGATCTGCTCCCTCAGACTGTCTCTTTGCTGCCTCCTGCTCAGCAGCACTCCTAGCGGCCTGTACATCCAGTGCAGACTCACTGAACGCAGCCAAGGGACCAACGCCGTACTGGCGCTCTGCCCGTGCCATGCCCTGTAGGGTAGACAACAGGCCTGACTGTGCCATACGCTCAAGGAACGAACGCTCACGCGCATTTTGGGCTTGATCAGTACCGGCTTCGACATATGGCATGACGCTGGGGGTGCCGGTTGCGTTAGCCTGATCCATTTTTTGTTTTAACGCTCCCGCCTGAACTAATCTTGCTTGCTCATCCCTGAATGCTTCTGCATCCATTGCTCTATCTTGGGCTGCGCCTTGCCTGTAAGCTTCTGCTCCTGTCATACCTCCCGTCATATCTATTGGGGATCGTGGTGTTACCACTTGGCCACGCCTAGTTAGTTCTGCGCGTTCAGCATCTTCTATTGCTATTCTTTGTTCTACTGGCAAACTTTGCACATCAGGACCGCCCGTTGGAACAAAGCCTGGAGGCGGCGGAACATCTCTACGGGCAAGAGTAGAAGGTCTGCCCTGTCGCTCTGCGCTGTAATCTAGAATAGCCTGAGCTAATGCAGAGTTTTCGGCAGATGGTACAACTCGGTCAACAGCCTGATCCCCGTATAACATGTTTCTAACTTGGTTGCCAAATATAGTTGTAGCACCTCTGCCTAACTCATAGAGTCCTTCAGCGCCTTGTCCAATAAAATTTAACAGGCCGCCTTGCTCGTATGCTCTTTTAGCTTGCAATCTGAAAGGATCAAGACCTGTTCCTTGACTCAGTAGACCGTTGTTGTTTCTTTCAGCCATGATCTATCTCACACTAAATATTTGATTGGATTATTACGGATGCTCCTAGACAACAAACCGCCTAACAACTTTGAAATCTGTTGGTTGTACTGCGCTGAACTGGTCAAGTAGCTGGGTACTTGATAAGGGTTTTGGGTTGGTCGATAACCTACGCTTCCACTTGGAACGCCCGGTCCTCTTTCTGGGCCTTGAGAGAACACTGAGCCTTGCTTTGTAGGCGTACCCATTTTACCGAGTTCTTTAAGAGCTTTCTCAGGATCAAAATCAAAACCAGATTTCTCCGGCGCTCCCACATCACCAAACACAGAGAAATCTTCATCATCAGCCGACATAAATGCTTCTTTATCGGCATCACTCAACGATGAAGCGTCTATTTCGGTACCTTCTGAGTCAAAGTATTTAATATTACCCTTTTCGTCCATCTGAGCGGTAATGTTTGAAAGGCTACCATCAGTTCCGGTATCAGTAGACTCGGACTCGGAACCACTAAAAGCATCCTCTATAGAACTACCAACGTAGTCCGCAGCACTTTCAAGATTTCTTCCAATAGCTCCCATCACAGTGCTCCATAGTTGACCATCAGGTATCCATCTGGTCCGGTGATGACTGCCTCTGGTACGATCTTCTGCACTTCTTGCGCAAGCACTCCAAACTCTACCTGATCACCGGCAAGCTCCTTGCCCTTTTCGTTCCACTTCCACTTGTAAATCTTGATGCCATTTTCAAGCTTGCCTACGAAGGTAATCTCATTTTTGAGCCTAACGTCAGAAAAACCAGCTAGTTTACCAACAGTACCAGCAGCACTGGCAATCTGACTGAACGGACTTGCGCCACCGCCGAAGCCTTGGCTACCAAATCCGCTACTGGTCTGCTGCATCTGTGTGCTGCTACCCAGACCGGCCAATCCGCCAAACAAGTTGGTAAGAGTTACAAGCTGCGCTCTACGTGCTTCCTGTTCCTGCTGCGCCAACCTTGCTGCATCAGTGGCCCTAGCTGCACCCCTAGCCTCTATATCTTTACCTACGGCCTCTTGCAGAGCCGCTGGTGTTAGCTGGGCTTGCAAGGCTTGCTGTGACATTCCCGGTGCTCTCTGGGCAGCGGCTATCCTGCGCGCCTCGGCCTGTTGCAGTGCGGTAGACATCTGACGCTGGGCTAGCTCTTCTCGCTTCTGCTGCTGCATCGTCTGTAGCTCACCTAGGGCAGTAGAGCCTAGGCCAAACTGACCAGCTTCTATAGCCTGTTGCTGGGCAACCTGCTTATCGCGTTCAGTCATGTCCCTAGCAGATTGCGCTATTGTCCCTAGCTGTGCTTGATAGATAGGGTCTTGACTAGGATCAGCTAGTCCCCTAGCGATATCAGCTTGACCAAGTTGCATGAACTGTGGGGCTAGACCAGCAGAGGTCTGTCCTACCTGTCCGTAGATGTCCCTAGCTGCAAGCGTCTGTGCTGCGTCAGTGGGAACCAAGCTACCCGTGAACAGTGTAGGGTCTTCTGTAAAAGTCTCCCTAATCTCAGGTAAAATCTGTTCAAGGAACGGCTCTACTGGAGCATATGGTTTGATCTCGGACGAGCCACTAGACTGCGACTGAAACGGCGTGGATACCACTACCGGGGGAGGAGATTTAAATATACTACCCATCTTAAAGCTCCTTTACAATCGTTACACTTTTAACTTTATAGCCCATGTTACCAAACCTCCGTTGCCAGCCTTTTCTGCCGGGTATTTCTACAAACTTAGCGCCTTGCTTCCTGTAGTAGTCTTCCAAGGCTGGCATCATTGTTTCAAAGTGAAACTTACCGCCCGTTGATTCTGAGATAATTCCTGTCTGTTCTGGATAAGCTGCCACACCTATTAGCAAACAACCTACTATGCTTTGTCCTTCTACAGATACCCACATATCGCTGAAACCTGTTAAGAATTTATTAAACAAAAACTCTGGTTTAATATATTCTTCGTTCCCGCCCCGTATCAAGGACTGTCTGACAAACTCTACGCAATCTGCAATCTTGTGATGAACATCAGGGTGATTCCTGTTTAATCTTTTATAGCTTAACCCAAACGCCACTGGAGTTGTAAAAGTATATTCCTTCTCCTGAACCTGGGTTCCAGCTAGTTCCATCTGCATACCTTATGTTTCCTTGTTGTGGCTTTTCAGGCTCTACTGTTGTTACATCTAAGTGACCATCGCGCACCAAATCTAGCACAGGCCGTATCTCCAAGAGCATACTGTCTATGAACCTAGGAATGTCCTCTATGGCCGTAGGACACAACGTAGGATCAAAACGAAGGAACTCTCTGCTCATCGGTCGGACACCACTTCTGATTCAACGGTGTATCCAGACAGCCTGAATTGGGTAACAGCCTCGCTCTCTATCTTGATGGCCATAAACCTGCCACGTACTCTACAATCAACCTTACTGTCTACGCCTATGTTAAAAGGCACAGCGGGGCTGTATGTAACACCGGAATATGGCTGTAGCTCAGCGCCTATGCTAATGTTGACAACGCCAGTACCCTCTATACGGGGGAATACTCTGCTTATTGCCTTAACAGCATCCGTGCGGCCAGCGTGTAACCCCCTGCGCTCAAGGGTAGTCAAGAAGTTCGTACCGTCGAAGGTAGTTCCAGAGTCTGCTAAGTAGAACTTAGTGTCAGCCGTCCCGCAAAACAGCAGAGAATCGATAGCAGGGTTGTACTCCTGCTGCGACCAAGCTAATGTGGTGGCCTCCCAGACGCCAGTACTGGCTCCCCATGTGTTAGTAAGCTCAGGGTCTACCAAGCCCTTGGTGGCAAAGTTTAAGTTAGGCAGATCACGTGTAGTCCATGTATCGTCTCTGTAGTTCCAGATCAGGGCTGTGTTAGCAAATCCGTTTGTAGCTCCAGTTCTAGGATAACAAATCCAGACTTCATTCTTGATCTTGTTGTGAGCCAAGAATGTTTTGTAAAAGTAAGTAGAATCAATCTCACTGAACAAAAACGTTTTCATGTGATCGTCTATGACGCTCTTCAATGAGTTACCATTGTGGATCAGAACGTCATTGGTAGCCATCATAACATGACGACCATCGCCTAGGTCAATCACAGCGTCTCTACTGAACAATCCCGTGTCTTTGAACTTTTCCCGAACGTTAAAGGTAAAGGCACCGCCAACATAGTTCAGGGCGTAGACACTGTCTTCCTTATAGACGATAAGCTCATTGCCTAGCTGCAAGGCATTCAGCACATGGCCCTTAGTACCTGTCAGCGAAGTCTCTGCTGATTCACTAGCCGTGCTTGCAGTGTTCCAAGTGTCTGCACCATTGGTACTAGCACCGGCAGGAATTGCATCGCTCCACCGAATAGTAAATGGTTTTTCAGTGCCACTATCCGTAAGGTTCAACGCTACCAAATGGTTTCTAAATGGTACAATGGTCTTGCAACGTAGTGTGGAAGGCCAATCAGAAAGGTCAGTAAACTGCGACCCGCTCTGTACGAAGCTCTGGGGAACGTCTAGTCCATTAGTACAGACAAGAACGCCACCTAGGACACCGCCCTGCCAGTTGTTAGTAGTACCTGACAATGTGGTGTAAGAACCTGAAGCTCTGGTAACAGAACTATGCGTAACACCGTCAATCTTATAGAGGTCGGTCAGTCCGCCATATATCCACAAGTTTGTCGTATTCTGTAGCCAGCTAATTGCCCAATAGGGAGCAGCACTAGGAGTTCCTAGAACTTGAGAATGGCCTAGGATTTTACCAGCTTTGCCGTCTAGGAAACGAACGTTAACGCCATCGCTAAAGAACGTCGGTGGCATGTCGTAAGGAGACAGGTCTTTGTTGACAGAAAAACGAGACTGAGCAGAAGACGTTATATCAAAAAGCTGTTTAGCCATTGCCAGTATCCGTTTCCTCTGTCCATACAGTAGAGTCGAACTCTTGCAGAGATATCAAATTAAGACCATCTTCGGTCAGTAAGTTACCTCCGGCTTCCTGTATAAGACAGAAATTATCAATGACCCAGTTAGTAGCCACTATGCACCTCTACGAATTAAAGCACCGGGGTCGCCTTGTATACTGGTTGTCATAACCGTACCACTGTAACGTGCTGCCTCTTCTGCACGCTGCACATCATCTAATGCTTTCTGGAACACAGAGCCAAACCTGTTTGTCTGATCTGTATCGTTGAGGTAGATAGCTCCTTCTAGACAAGAACCATAAAGGTACAAACTTGGGTACTCCGCCAACACATCGTTGGTCGGTACACTATCGCCCAGAGAACGAAGCTGTGAATAATAGTTTATGCTGATGGTGTACGCTGCATCTGGTACAGGGGTAAGTTTAAGATCGTTACCTAGGTTTGTATATGCCCTAGGTTGTCCGCTCAATACCGTTCCGTACTCTCTGCTAACAGACTCAGGAGAGAGATATCTCAGGGCGTGACTCTGGGAGTTATTATCGTAGGTGATGTTACGAAGCTCTATAAGGTCAGTAGGAAGATCGTAGAAAGCTTGTCCTGCTGTGGTAGTGGTGGTAGCTCGTACCATATTAGCACGTACTCTTAGCTCTCTATTCAGTCTATTCTCTGTTAAGGTGATAAACGTAGGGATCAATGTTGTAAGATCGTCCCTGTTGAGATAATTTGCTACAGTAGCCTGTAGCTCTGAGTACGTGGATAGAGCCATTACAGATGGCTTTCATGTGTGCGGAGAAAACGATTTTCAGGATCATTCAGAAGCTGCTTGATCTTGGGCCAATCGTTTTTATTCATTATGTCAACGCCAAGATCGCGTTTCCATTTTTCAATTACAACCAGCGGAATGCTTGCAACTTTACGCATACCGTTGTTTGACTGTGTTCCGTACATAGAGTCGTTGTTAAGTTCTTTCTTGTTAAGCTCTAGCAACGGTGCTACGTCCTGCACATTTTCAAGGACAACATTGTCCGTGCTGTGATCGTAGTTGAATTTGGTTTTAACTGGATCGTTCATCTTTTGCCTCTTAGTTAGAACGGGGGAGAACAGGATGCTCTCCCCCTTTAGTCCTAGCCTTACGACAGATCGTAGACTGCGCCGAGAGCTTTCTCGTTCTTGACAACGAGAGTATGCTCAGCAATGATTGCCCGCTGCTCGCCGTCAGACGTGCTAGCAACTTCCCGCTGGAAGAACGGACGAAGATATGCAATTGCATAGTACTCAGGGTCAAGCAGCCAGACATCACGGCTACGCTGGAAGCGGTTAGGAACAACCGCCATTTCACCAAAGTCGCTGACGTACACGTCCATGCCGCCAATGATGCGCTGATCACCGGCATCAATGCGGTTGGACGCGCCACCCGTGGCACCAACGCCAACAAAGCTGGAGAACGTCTGCTTCTGCGAGGGGGCCATCATCAGATACTTAATGTCAGCACCTTCATCAAAGGCGCTAAGAATAGACGCCTTCAGCAGAGATTCAGTAAAGGTACGAGGCGTGCCGTCGGTACGCGCAGTACCGTTACCAGCACCTGAACCACCTGATCCAGCACTGACGTTGGTAGCTACCCAAGAGGTAAGCGACCCAAGTTTACGAACAGTGGTGTCCGCAGCCATTGCCGTCTTAGTCTGGTTGACGCCAACATACGCACGTTCCATATCACGCTTCAGTTCTTTAGCGCGTTTGGACATCTGGTACGCAAGCTCTTCTTTACGACCAGCTTTGGATACAGCGTCCAGAGTGCCAGAAACGAGCGTCGTTTTCAGGCTGATCTGGCAGATGTTACCAAGGCGAGACGTAGCGGTCGGCTCAGCAGCAGCAAGCGTCGAGCCTTCTTCCGCAAAGTTGTCAGCAGCGTCCGCAAGCGAATCTGTCTGCCATTCGTGATTAACCGCAACCGCATCTTCGCGACCACCCATTGACATAAATGGGGTATCAGTCGGAGAGATATCGTAGATTACATTCTCAAGGTCTTCACGAAGACCCTTCGCTGAGAACGTAACAAACACACCAGTAGGCTGTGCCATAGTTTAGTTCCTTTCAAGGTTAAGTGATAAAGTCCAACAAAACATTTGCAGCATCTCGCTGACTACCTGTTTTTGCAAGTCTCTCTCGCTTAGCCTGAACTTCCCTACGTGAGCGTTGAGCTTTTGTCCTGGGAGTTCCGGCCTTTACGACCCTTGGAGCAGATTTCTTAGACTTGTTAGCTGGCACCTTAGAACCTTTGTCCTGCATCATAGCTTTATGCAGCACCAAGATCACACGGTGATCAGCTATTCCGTCAATGTCCTGCGGAGAAAAACCTAACCCAAGGGCGTAGTCACGGACTTCTTCCTTAAAGTTAGAACCCGGTTCAGTGTACTGAGGCAGTGCCTGTGCAAGAAGTTCAGCTTCTTTCTGAAGCTTCTCTTGTAAGACTTGACCCATTTCTGCTTCGGTCTGCTGCTGAACGCGGATACGTTCGTTCTGCAACTCAGAAATCTTCTCCTTAGCTTCTTGGTATTCAAGACGTTTTTCCA